TGTTTTAGCTCCTACCACTGATACTACAGGCGGTAAAATATACCTAGCATCTACTCCAAATGACAAAGATCCCAATCATGATTTCCACGAGTTTTTTGTATTTCCTCTAGAAGCCTCCGATAAGCTTTTGAAATTCACTTTCTACGACTCTCCAATGATAGACGAAAACCAAAGAGAAAAGATTGTAACAAGGTATCCCGGTGGAGAGAAAAACATCAAGTTTAGATGCGAGTATCTCTGCGAAATTCCAAATGTTACGGACACAACTGTAATCCCAGAATTTTCAAAAGTAGAGGAGGATATTATCAAGGAGATAGACACTCCAGAATACTGTGATTTCTACACATCTATGGATATTGGGTACTCCGACTTAACAGTAGTTCTTTTTGGGTACTATGATTACTATAAAAGTACCTTAGTGGTACTAGATGAGGTAATTTTTAATGGTTCTAGAGACTTAAAGACCAACATAATAGCCCAAAAAATACAACAGACTGAAAAACTGAGGTTTTTAACAAAAGTTAACAATCAAGTGCGTGAAAACAAGGCTTATCTTAGATATGCTGATAACAACAACTTGATTTTGATAAATGAACTAGGTAGAAATTATGACACAATCTTTATTCCTACAGAAAAGAAAAATAAAGAGCAGTATGTAGACTTAGTTAGAAAGTGGGTAGAAGATAAGAGGATAATAATCCACCCCAGATGTAAAAATTTGATCTACCACACTAAACAGGCTCAGTGGCACTATACAAGAGCCGGAACATTTACAGGAAAGTTTAAGAATTTGAGAGGAAATGAGTCTGCTGGACTTCTAGCTTCCCACGCAGATGCTTTGGATGCCTTAATATATATGGCTAGAAATGTCCAGACAGGTAAAAATCCATTTCCTAGGGCGTATGGCTTTGATATTACTGAAAGAACCCATATTTCTCAAAAGTGGAGGGCTAAAAACAAGTCCCAAGCTGTTGATTTTATGAAGAAAGTATTAAATTTAAGTAAAAAGTAAAATTAAAATACACTTTTTTTAACAACTATATTTTGAAAGTGTTTATAAGGAACTAGTATGAGTAATAATACCTATTTTGCTGCTGACAAACCAGAAAATACAGTAGCTTATCTTGAAAGTAAAGCTAAGGAGTGGTTTACTGGAATCACAGATACTTCATACCTTGAGAAAATAAAGGCTTCTTGGCGTTCTTACTATGGGGATTATTACGGCAGACATGGAAGTTCCTCCCACTCAATTACGTTTGGGGGAGAAAATGGAGAGTTGGTAAACTTAGCTGTAAATCACTACAGAAACTTGGCTCAACACATATTAGTTATGGTTACAGGTACTCGACCTGCTTTTCAATGTCGAGCTACTAACACAGATAGAAAATCACTTATTCAGGCAAAGCTAGGGAATGGACTCCTCGATTACTATATGCGAGAGATGCGACTAGAAGAAGTACTTAAAGATGCCGTTGAATATGCTATTGTACTCGGATCAGGTTATATAAAACTTGAATGGAACAGTACCCAAGGGGAAATAATCGATTATATCGAGCCTGATCCAAGTTCCATTGTAGACCAAGATGAAGATGGTAACCCTATTGATGAAAATGGGCAAATTGTAGAATCTTTCCCTATTAGAGAGGGGGAAGTCGAAGCTTCTTTAATGTCTCCATTTGATGTTGTCTTTGACTCCACTAAACCTTACTTTGATAAAAACGAATGGGTAGTTTGTAGAACTCCTGTAAACAAACATAATATAATAAGAAAGTATCCAGAATTAGCTAGAAAAATCCAAGCTATTGATTCAGTAGCCTCTGAACAAAAAAAGTATAATTCTGTACCTTACACCAAGTATGACGAAACAAATGATATTCACATATACGAGCTTTTTCACAAAAGAACAGAAGCAGTCCCTAACGGAAGATATATTTTATATATCAACAAAGATATTATATTAGAAGATACAATCCTACCTTACAGAAAACTTCCGGTGTACCGAATAGTACCATCAAGTATAATCGGCACACCTTATGGATATTCTAACATGTTTGATCTTCTACCAATTCAAGATATGGTAAATAGTCTGTATTCTACAGCAGCCACTAATATTAATGCTTTTGGAGTACAGAGTATACTTTCTCCAAGAGGAGCCGATGTTGAGGCTGAGCAAGTTGGGGATGGAATGCAGTTTATTGAATACAACGCTGAAATGGGTAAACCTGAGCCGTTGCAACTAACAGCAACTTCTCCTGAAGTTTACCAAATGATGCAATTATTAGAACGAACTATGGAAACACTTTCTGGAGTAAACTCAGTTGCAAGAGGGAATCCAGAGCAATCGTTACGTTCCGGTAATGCCCTTGCTCTGGTTCAATCCCAAGCTCTTCAGTATGTTTCCGGGTTACAAAAATCATACATTAGATTACTAGAAGACGTAGGTACAGGTTTAATTCACCTGTTACAAGATTTTGCCAGTTCTCCAAGAATGATAGCCATAGCTGGCATGAATAATTCTACAGAAATGAAAGAGTTTAAGGCTGAGGATATTAGATCAATAAGTCGAGTGGCAGTTGACGTGGGTAACGCTCTTATGCAGACTTCCGCTGGTCGTGCTCAAGTAGCAGAAAATCTGATGCAGATGGGCTTAATTGATAATGTTGATAAATATCTTATGGTTTTAAATACAGGAAACCTAGACTATTTAACTGATGGTAAGATGGATAATTTAACTTTAATAAAAGCTGAAAATGAATCTATGATTCTAGGAAAGAGACAGCAGGCTATATGGTCAGAAAAACACTCAATGCACATTAAAGAGCATATGGAAGTTTTAAACGATCCTAAACTAAAAGAAGATCCTGAGCTAGTTCAAAGAGTTCTTGATCATGTTCAGCAACATGCCAATCTTCTAAGAAGTGTTGATCCAGCACTACTTCAAGTTATTGGTGAGCAGCCTTTACCTCCAGCTCCTAACCCTGCCAATATGGGCCAACAAGTACCGGGAGGAGCCCCAGCCCCAGCTCCAGCAGCAGGAGGACAAGGAGTTCCCGTAGATCAGTCAACTGGCGCAGCTATGGCTCCACAACAAGCAGTTGATCCTAACCTTCCTCAACCAGCTCAACCTGCTGGAGTACAAGAAGGGATCTTACCTCCACAACCTACTAGTCCAGAGGATTTACTATAATGGCTGGACAAAGAATAAAATACATTGAACATAAGTTTAGAGAAAACAGTAATATAAGCATCAAGGCATATACCTCTGATAGTACCGGAGCTAGATATAGAATTATCCTAGATTTTGATGAAATGAAATACTTCATTCGTAACGAAAGAACTAAAGAATTTGTTTATAAGAGTAAGTCATACAAGAATCTAAACGTATTAAAAAGACTAGCCAGAGAAGAGCTAGAAAGATTTGGAGTAAATTTAAAAAAAGAAGTGAGGGATAGAACTTTCGGAAGATGTCCAAAAGGGTACACTCAGTCCCAACACGAAAGATACAATAATAACGGAGAGTAACATGAATTACAGAAAAAAGAAAAAAGAACAGTCAGAAGATCAAAAAAGCTTTTCCGAAGGATTCAAGTACGGTAAAAAGAAATCCCAAAGCGAAAGGGAAGACGATTACTTGGAGTCTTTGGGCATGAAAGATGGCGGAGTAGCCAAAAAGAAATTAAAAAAATTAGCCGAAAAGAGAATGTGCCCAAGTTGTAAAAAAGGCAAGTGCGGCTGTAAATAATTAAATAAGACTTAAACTTTCCCCTACCTTTTGATGGGGAACGATTGTTATATCACTAGACTAACAAGGAGAAAAAAATGTCTGATGAATTATCAACAGGAGGCGAAGTAGCCTCTGCGGAATCAAGTGCTCCAGAGTCCTCTGGGGAATTATCAACTGAAAGTGCCGAGCTATCCGCTGAAGATGGAGCTTTGGCTGAAGAGTCCTCTGAAGAGTCTTCTGAAGGATCTAGTCTTTCTGAGGGAGAGTCTCAGATTGAAGTAAGTGCTGAGAATGACCAAGAATTTCAAGAAGAGGTAGAGCAAGCCATAGAAGACGGTGCCTCCGAAGAGCAAGTTAAAGACATGATTCGTCAATATACCCTAAATGTTAAGGGTAAGACTATCGTAAAAGAACTTGACAAAAACGACGACGAAAAAATTCAACAAATTCTTCAACGTGAGGCTGCTGGTCAAATGGCTATGCAAGAACTTGCCGAGCTTAAGAAAGTTTACACAAACGAAATTGAAAGACTTCTTAATGATCCATTTTCTGTAATGCAAGAGCTTAACCCAGATTTCGATCCTATGGACCATGTAAAAAGGTTTGTAGAAGATAGGTATCAGGAATCTCAACTATCTCCCGAGCAAAAAGCTGCTAGAGAGCGAGAAATAGCTTATCAGACAGCTATTAAAGAAAATCAAGCACTTAAGCAACGTATAGCTGATCAAGAAATGCAAAAAGAACTCGAAAAACTAGAAATTGAGATTGAAAACGATATTATATCTGCCATCGAGTCTGATAGTGAGTTGGAACTTGATGAGGACACAATCGCTTTAGTGGCTGAAAATTTAATTTGGGCTGAGGATAACGGATTTGAGGGTTATACGGCTAAAGACGTACTTCCTACGGTAAAAGAGCAACTTAGAGAGCAGTTCAGAAACGCTACAAAGAAGTTTAAATCGACTACAGCCCTAAAAGAGTATATGGGACAAGATTTGCTAAATAAACTCAGAGAAGAGAGGATTCAACAAGCTAAAAAACAGATTAATTCTGTTTCAAATATAAAATCTGACGCTGTAGCCCCAAAACAAGATGAAACTTCTATAAAAGAAGAGAGAATACCACTAAGTTCTTTGTTTAAGTGATTGATTTTACTATAAATCTTAATTTTTTGTATATTTTTTTAAAAAAAATTACTTTATTTTTAACAACTATTTTATGGAAGGGTATCTTTACCCTTTTGTAGATCTTTTTCTTGCTTAATAAGTTTAGAGGAGATTTTTTGAATCATCTAGATACCCTAAAGGATTCTAGCTCTGCTTTAAAAATACCAAGTTTACGCTAAGAAGTCAAGGTAAAAAGATCGTAAGTGTTAAAATATATTATTTACTTTAATTTAACTTAAGGAGTTAAAAATGTCTAACCAAGTTTCTACGCTTAACGGTCTTTACAAGCAAAGATATGCTGACAAAGTTACTAAGCTTGTACCTGACCACATCAAACTTTACAATGCAATCAAATTCGAATCATCTAAGAAAGTAGGTGATAAGTACAATGAGCCAGTAATTCTTTCTTTAGAGTCTGGTTTCTCTTACGGTGGTACTAACGGAGATCTTTTTGATCTTGAAGATGCTAAACAATTCAAAATGGAAAATGCTGAAGTTAAAGCTCGTGAATTAGTTCTTCGATCTGCAATCTCTATTGGTGCTCTTTACCGTTCACAATCAAATGAGCAATCTATCGAAAAAGCAATGGACCTACTTCTAGGAAACATGCTTAAATCAATTTACCACAGACTTGAAGTACAAATGTTATACGGACAATCTGGAATTTCTGTTGTTAAAACTGACTCCGCTGGTGGAGCCACTGAAGCTATAGAGATGAAAGAAGCTGAGTGGGCTGCTGGTATCTGGAATGGTACAACTGGTGCAGAAATTGAAATTTTTACTGCAGATCTTGCTACAAAAAAAGGTCTTTATGAGATTCAAGGTTACTCTCTTAAAGATAGAAGTGTAACTTTGAAAAAATTACCTTCTGGAAATATCGGAGTCGCAGAAATCGAAGCTGACGATGTAGTTTACTTTAAAGGTGCTGCTGTTGAGGGTGTAACTCCTGTTAAAAATGAATTCATTGGTATTCACGGGATTTCTGAAGAAACTACAAACCTTTTTGGAATCGCTAACGCTAACGAGCCTCTATTCCAAGGATCTGTTGTAGACGTTGGAGCTGACGCTAATAACCCTGCCGCTCTTTCTCAAGCAAAAGTTGAAG